AATGGCACGTTCGGTGCTGGTGGTGAGCTTGACAGACTTGTTGACTTCGATCCCGACTTTACCTCGGGAAGTACGGTTGTCGCTGTTATCAGTGTTTTGCGAAGCGCGTTAGAATCTAACGCCAATCAGCTTAATCTGAATGATCTTGTGGCCATCAACATTTCTAGTGCTGCTGGCAACAACATTGCTTTCGAAGCCGCAGCGCAGCTCGGTGTACGACTGGTGAGACGTCATACTCACATCAGTTCGTCGACGCGGTTCAATCTGGTGTTTATCGGCAGTGCGTCGAATGGCACTACAGGCGGAACGTCTGCGCAGCTATCGACTGCAGCCCAGACGGCTATGAACCTTGCAGCCAACACCATAAGCTGGCCGCAGAAGGACAACTTTAATAATGTTGGAGCACGTGCTTTGGGTGCCATCGTGGGTGCAACCCCGTGGGGCTTGGAAAACGAGGCCAATATTCCAGAGATCGACATCAAGGTCGATTCGATCGCCGTTACGGCGGTCACCAAGAAGCTCAAGGCCAAGTGGACCCCAGAGTTGGGACAGGATCTTAATGCCTATCACAACCTGGATGCCGAGGTCGAGCTTACTCAGATTCTATCTGAGCAAATCGCTCTTGAAATCGATCGCGAGATCCTTGAGGACCTCGTTGTGGGTGCAACGGCCGCTACTCGTTACTGGTCCCGCGCTCCTGGCAAGTTCCTAGATCGCGTTACTGGTGTGGAAGTTGGAGCCAACACTGTTGCTCCTGACTTCACGGGTAATGTGTCCGAGTGGTATGAGACTTTGATTGAGACTATCAATGATGTTTCAGCTAATATCCACCGGAAGACCCTCCGGGGTGGTGCCAACTTCATTGTCTGCGGACCTGAAGTTGCTAACATCCTTGAGTTCACGGCTGGTTTCCGTGCCAACGTCGCTGTTGACAGCGACAGGGGTACCGCCGGCGCTGTGAAGGTTGGTAGCTTGTCTAAGAAGTGGGACGTTTACGTTGATCCTTACTTCCTGCGTAGTGTTGTACTCGTGGGCCGTAAGGGGAGTAGTTTCCTTGAGAGCGGATATGTTTACGCTCCCTATGTGCCACTACAGACGACTCCCACCATCTTTGGAGTCGAAGACTTCGTGCCCCGCAAGGGCGTGATGACTCGGTATGCCAAGCAGATGGTGCGTCCCGACCTTTATGGTATAGTTATTGTTGCTGATATGACTATCGGCTAAGATAGCTCGTCTATAAAGGACAAATAAATGTGAAAGCCCCGGCTCTATGAGTCGGGGCTTTCTATTTAGGGTAGTACTACTAGTTCAAACGAGGAATATACATGGCACTTCCAAAACTAAATCCCGCTTCCACAACGAACGCCAATGTATTGCCCGTAACCGGCACGTTGGGAAATGTTTCCTCCTCATTGCCGTTTGGAGTGTATGCAGCAAATTCTTTTTTTCAGACTGGCGCGATAGACCAGGTGGCGTTTACTTATAAAAAATTAGGCGGAGACATTCTTGATATTGAGTTGACCGAAGGAAATGTTTATGCAGCTTATGAAGAGTCGGTATTGGAATATTCTTATCTTTTAAACATTCATCAATCTAAAAACTCTCTCGCAAGCTTTTTAGGTCACACCACAGCTTCTTTTAACTCCGACGGACAGATTCAGAGCGCCGATTCTCTTTCGGGATTGAATCTTGAGCTCCGGTATCCCAAATATGATTATGGATATATCCGACGTTATTCAGACAAAGTCAGTACCGAAACCAACATGGGGGGTACGGAGCCAATCTACTCTGGATCTTTTACTCGCATCGCCGGAGAATCAGATTATGATCTTCAGAGCATTATTTCTTCATCTGCTTTAACAAGTTCGATGCCGTACTTCGAGAAAGTTGGTGACCGGCGTATTATTGTGAGAAGAGTATATTATAAGACCCCCAATGCTATGTGGCGCTTCTATGGTTACTACGGAGGCTTCAGTGCGGTGGGGAACTTACGCACCTACGGACAATATGCTGATGATTCGACTTTTGATATTGTGCCCGTATGGCAAAACAAACTTCAATCTATGGCATATGAGGATGCTTTGAATGTTCGAGTATCTCACTGGGCGTATGAAATAAAAGATAATAAGATTCGTCTACACCCTACCCCTGCCGGCACGAGCCCCGCAAAGTTCTGGTTCCAGTTCACTATTGAGACGGTTCCCTGGGAGGCTTCGGGCTCAGCGGCGCGCTCTATCGTGGGCACCAATAATATGAACACTTTACCATTTCAAAATGTTGCATATAATAGTATTAACTCAATTGGTAAACAGTGGATTCGTCGTTTTGCCTTAGCATTGGCCAAAGAAATGTTGGGACAAGTGCGCGGTAAGTTTGCGACGGTTCCCATACCCGGCGAATCAGTAACATTAAATGCTGCAGATCTCCTTGGGCAGGCTAAAGCGGAACAAGATGCACTTCGCGACGAGCTAAAGGTTACCTTTGATGAGCTTACATATACGAAGCTTGCCGAGAATGATGCCGCGCTGTCGGATAATGCTGAAAAACTTTTGTCTGATATACCCGCGGGCATCTACGTAGGATAGTTAAATGGCTAATAATCCGAACGATAAATGGACGCAACCAGCTGCCCCTCCTCCTCCTATGTTTTTTGGGAAGAAAGAGCGCGACCTAGTTAAGCAAGTTAACGATGAACTCGCAGAACGAGTCATTGGTCAGACTGTTGTTTATTATCCTATTGATATTGAAAAAAGCAACTTTCATAATCTCTATGGGGAAGCCATCAATAAAACATTTTTACCGCCTGTGCGCGTGTATGCTTATGTTGAGGTAGCAAACGAGCAGACTAACGACAAGTATGGTTATGAGTACCAAAGCAAGCTAACGGTTCACTTTCATCGGAAGAGACTCACAGCAGATCAAAATCTGTATGTGCGGCCCGGCGACTTTGTGCAGTATGGCGACAAACTCTATGAAATAGTTAAGACGTTTAACGATACCAGATACTATTTCGGTCAGGTAGACCACAAATTCCAAGTAAGCGCCGAGTGCGTGAGAGCCAGAAAGGGGACCTTCGATGCCACGTAGCAGATCAATATTAACTCAAGAACAAATTCAACATCCGGATAAGTATGCCAATACCGGGGTTAAAGATAAATCTATTTTACATGAAATAGAGTTTATGGCGTCCACGTTGGAGACGGTTGATTATGCGGTTTTTGATTATCTGAATGAAAGAATAAATCTCTTCACCACCTCTAATAGTGGTTTTAAAAAGGTTCCGATTATTTGGGCATCCGCAGAGCGATCCTTCCAAATAAAAGGAAACAAAGATTTGAGAGACAAAGAAGAGACTCTTATTTTGCCGCTGATGACCATCGAGCGTAAAATGGTTACAAAGGATTTAGATAAACGAGCGATTCCTTATGCAAATATTCCCCCCCAGGCGGGTGCAAAGGGGGGCACTATAACCATAGCACGGCGTATTAATCAAAAAAAGACCGCAGAGTTTCAAAATAATCTATCGCGTCAAAAGTTTGTCGACGGAACAGTATCAGGTGTAGGATTGGGGCAGAATACTTTTCCTCACATCGTAGACAAGAAGGTGGTGTATGAAACGATTACGATTCCGCTCCCCGTATGGGTCACCGCTACTTATGAAATAAGTTTAAAAAGTGAATATCAACAACAAATGAACGATTTAGTTACACCACTGATTCGAGAGGGGGGCCTCAACAGTATGCCCCACCGACTTAAGAGGGATGGTCATAAATATGAGGCCTTTATAAAAGGAAGTTTTGTGAATAAATCGAATACTAACGCCTTAGAGATGAATCAGAGAATGTATGAAACCATTATAACCATGGAGGTGCTCGGATATCTTATTGGGGACGGTCCCAATGACGAACGTCCGAAGGTGGTGGTAAGAGAAAACGCAGTGGAAGTTAAAATTCCTCGCGAGCATGTAATATTAGGTGATATAAATGAATATTTGGGCGATGACGGGTTTTATAGATAATAGTCGGCCTTTTCCAACTTCGCTTTACTATTTACTTAAGAAAATTGGTATAAAATTAAGTATTTAATTTTTGATGAATAAGGAGATATCCAGCAATGTCTGTAGATAAGTTTAGATTTGTTTCCCCCGGGGTTTTTATTAATGAAATCGATCAATCGCAAATTCCGCAACCCACGGGCGTGCGACGACCTGGGCCCGCGATTATTGGTCGCACGGTTAAAGGCCCTTCCATGCGCCCTGTAACAGTAAATTCATTTAATGAATTTGTTGAGTTCTTTGGCGATCCGAGTCCCGGCGGTCAGGCCGGCGACATTTGGAGAGATGGAAACAAGTCTGCCCCAACCTATGCTGCGTATGCGGCCCAGGCGTATCTTGCAAATGATGGCCCAGCAACGATCGTCAGGCTTCTAGGGGACCAAAGTCCGCTGGCGACTGCTGGCGGTAAAGCCGGTTGGGCGTATCCCTCTCCGACAACTGCCCAGCCCGGCGGCGCTTATGGACTCTGGCTTTTTAATAGCGAGTCGGTGATCAGCGCCGGCGGCACCGACCGCGTTGAACACCTTACTGGTACACTCGCCGCAGTTTGGTATCTTAGTAGTTCCGCGAATATTGCGTTGGTTGGGCTCAGCCGCGGCGCCACCGCTGGTGACCTTACAGCTTCTAATGCCGCTTTCTTGCAGACCACCACAGCGACGACCGCCGGAGCGAAAGAGTTTAAGGTGAGGATATCTGGAGATGGTGCATTAGGCACACTAGCCGAAACTACCTTCAATTTTGACCCGACGAGCGGTCGTTATATTCGTAAGGTATTTAATACTAATCCTCAGCTGCTTAACTCGGTCATTACGCCGACCGCCAACAGAGAATATTATTTCTTAGGGGAGACCTTCGAGAGAGGTGTAAACGATTTTTGTACCTATGGCAGCGATAAGTTATTTGGAGTGATGCTAGCTCTATCAAGTTCAGATAGTGCATTCAGTACAACGAACGGAGGTCCCGTGAACTTCCGAACCGCGTTTAAACTTCCCCAGACGCCTCCCATTATTGCTCAGGATCAAAACACTAACACGTCGCTATTTGATATCAACAAAGTAGGCACAAGTGGTCCCAAGGAGCTCTTTACTATCGTTGCACGAGATCAGGCGGAATGGGCACAAAACAATATTAAGATCTCCTTCAAGGACATTAAACAATCTACAAAGCCTTCATATCAGCCTTGGGGTACTTTCACTTTACTAGTCCGCGATATGATGGATACAGATGCCAGCCCCGTTATTTTAGAACAATACAACGGGCTTAACTTGAACCCCAACTCCCCCGACTATATCGCGCGCCGTATTGGTAGCAAGTATGTGTCCTGGGACGAGACCAACAAGAAGTATACTGAGAACGGCGAGTACAATAATATATCGCGATATATTCGTATGGAAATGGATCCTGCAACAGACGGAGGCGGCGATTCTTCCGTGTTGCCATTCGGCTTCAGGGGAATCCCTAAGTATACCGGCTTTAACTTCACTTCTGGCTCGACGGCATT